AATGTTGCTGATGCCAGCTTGCTGCTGTTGATTTAACGGAGCAACGAAGGCGTTAGGATCGGTGCTATATTGCTGGAACGGCGTACCTGCCGCGGTCTGAGCCTGAGCGTTGACAGAGTTATACCGCGCCAGTACCTCGGGCGGGATAGATACGCTAGACGTCGTCGTTCCAGTCTTGCCACCCATCTTAGTGCTCCGTCATATGCTCTTCGTGTCCAGTATGGACGTTGTATAAGAAAAAAGCCCCCGCTGGCGGACCAAACGAACGCTCGTACAATTTTACCTTAGCCGCGGTTCTGTTGTTCGAAAGAACACCAATAATGAGCGGCAAGCCCAATTCATCGGCTACCTTTTTAGAGAACTCACAAAGCCTTCGAGCGCGGCCGCCTTTCGCGCTTCTAAACTCAGGGTCGACAAAAATGGCCTTTTCTTCAAGCATTAAGCTATCCGAATACCACATTTTGCTGACTCTTAAAAGGACTGCCCCCTCGATCTTTTTTCCGGGCTCACCAATGATCCCGACCAGCCCTTCCCAGAGATACAGAGCGGGGCGAATCATACCCAGCATCTTCTCAGGGTTTACGTCTTTTATCCCATTTTCTTCCCAAGCGCGGAGAGCCAAATCAAGCATGGCGGCTTCGTCGTCAGGTGTGCCTAATCTAATATCTGTCATTAATCCCTCTTTGGCCCCGGTAATTTTTGAAGCGTTTTAATTAAATCTTTACGAGATTCGACCACGAAATGATCAAGGATGTCGTGGCCGTAGTCGATGTCACCCTTACCAATAAGACGCACAACCCGTGGCGGTATGACATATTCACCACCTGCCGCTATAATTTCAACAGGAGTAGAATCTTCGGGGGTACTGCCCCCTGTCGCTAAATGGGCTCCGTAAGGAGTTGCACCAGCGGAATAAGGCATTTTACCAGACTGATAAGGTTGTTTGCTTTCTTGAAAATAGGGCGAAGAAGAAAACATGCGACGGGACATTTTGTAGCCGCCCATCGGGTCAAATAAAGCTTGCGCGACCTTAAATCCAGCCTCAGTGTTTCCCTCACCTTTTTTAGAAACAATATCAGCAGGGATCACAAACGATCCAGACGCCACTGTCATTGGCAAATGGTCAGTGCGGCCGGCGACGGGCGAACGGATTGGACCTTCATGCAGCATGTGCTGATGCTTGACCGTTGTATCATTAACGGGTTCGATTTTCTCTTTTAACGGATTACCCATAAACGCGCCGGGGCCAGTTTTGGTTACGGTAAAATTGCCGCCTTCGGCTTTTGTTTTACGCGCGGTAGCCAATGCTGCAGCCACAGCCTGATCGTGCGGATGGCCCGCGTGGACCATCTCGGAGATGTTGTGACTGATCGTTTTTTGTGATTTACCNGGCGTTAATGGCATCACGAATATCCTACAGAAATGATCGAACCAGTTCCGGGCGAAAAATAAAGCCCTGTGGCAAATGGTATTTGCACTTGATATATACCAAGCGTGTTAGGCACGGCATAGATACGAGCACCAGAGGCCGCGGATGTGGCATCGTAAAGATACCCTTGAGTTGATCCAGCCACAATAACACTGACCGTTGCAAGCCAGCCTGAAGATGATTTAACCACCGACCCTGCGGACAGTTCTTTGGTTGAGTAAGACCCCGCGTGGTTTGTTAACAAATTTACATAAGAATTTATGCCCACGACGCCGTTTTTTTGGGTAGTGAGAATATCGTCAAGTGACGCCATTAGAACCTCCCATCCAATTGATAACGGTATTTAATCGCACCAAGACGCCAGAAAGTATTCGTATCGGTTGATGATAAAGCAAACGACATATATCGAGCCCTAATACGACAAGAGACGTACTCGGTCGATTGCGTCATCGGAAAAGTAACCGAACTAACCGCGCCGGAAGGAGAGCCAGAATAGTAACTAGTTGATGGCGAGGTGGCTGTGTCAGTGGCGTAATTGGTATAATAAATGGTCAAATATACGGTAGCATTTTGGTTGCCACTGTATGTTCCCCATTTCATGTCAGGCCATATTTGATCCACGAAGACAAGGTTATCGGCCTCATTTAGCTCAAAGTAACCTGTCTGGAAGGACGACTGCATGCCAGTTGTCTGGCCATTGTAGACTGCATCGTTGCCTACTTCATGCTGATAAAGCCAATTATCAGAGCCAGCACCAATGGGAGGCCCAAGAACAGATTGATCAATCCAAGCAGTGCGGCCAAGAGTACCGTAGTCCCATTGTCCGAGGCTGACGTTGTATTTGACATAACTATCGTTCTCAGTGGACGAGGCGGATGGATAGTACCATGTAATCTCATTAAATTGAGAATTGACGCCGCAGCATACTTTGTAAAGATACGACGTGTTAATATTTTGGAAAATTACATCCCAAACAGGGCACGGAATAGATTGTGGCCCCGATCCCATGGACATAAAGAATTGTTTTTGGCTCATCCAATACACGGCGCCATTTAATTGGCCCACACAATGACGAGACACTGCGCCGCAATTAGACCCAATTTTGTTGAACCCATAAACCAATGGCGGGCCGACATATTGCATTGCCCACATATCAAGGTCAGTCCACAAAAGACCTTGTTGTGGCCCTTGGATACCAGCGACAATTTTTGAACCAGTAGGAATACGAAATGACCCTGCTTGGTTGGTAACCGTCGCGTTCCACACTTGGAGGTTATTTACATCGCACCAACGAACCAACATAGGATCGGCTTGCAATGTAAACGATGATCCATAAGCAATAATTTGGCGTTGCGGCATGGCCACAAACATACCAGAATTAACCAATGGAGCGTTGCCACCAATGATCTGAGCGTTTTGTAATTGCCCACTTGGATCATAATAATAAATTGCGCCCCCAGCTGGGCAAGCAAGAAGATAAGACCCGTAGTTATCAAGTGTCCAATCGGTCGCCGTAATTGGTGTTCCGTTAGAAGGTGTTTGTGTTGTACCAACACCAAAACCGCCCGTACCAAAACCGCCAACACCAAAACCTGAACCTGTTGGTTGTGGGCCAACGGCAATATAAAAGTTGGAATTGACATTACCGCTATTCATGGCGGTCGGGCCAGCAGATGATGTAGCAGTGTTGGCGGCAGCAAAAGTAAATGAACTTGCACTAGGGACTGTTAAAACAGTGTAAAGACCCAATAGCGTAATGCCACCAACGGTTGTTGAAACGCCAACATAAAATGTATTTCCAACAAAATACCCATGGTTATCAAGGTAACACGTAACGGTTTGTGAACCTGAAGTTGTTTGAAACGACGGGACACCAACAAGTTTAGCCGTTCCTGTACCGGAACCCACGCCTGTCGCATTAAATATTACACCAACCGTATTGGCCGATGCGCCAATAAGGGTGTAATCAGTGGTTCCAACCGTTACAATTTGATAGGTGTTGCCAACAACAAACGATCCGGCGGTCGTGTTGGTCGATGTATTGGCTGTCGATGTCGCAGCGGATGATGCTAAAATAGAATACGTTGTCCCGGCCGCCGTCTGCAAAAGATATGGACCATATAAAACCAATCCGCCAACCGCGACTGGGGTTACGTAATTAACATAATCCAATACAGAGGCAGAGAGATTTGAGTCTGTTACAGTAACAGTTGCCGATCCAGATGTTGTTGAGAAAACAGGTGCCGTATTTGTAGTTGTATTTTGCGGCGTAATGTTTTGTAAATTATTGCTTGTCAAAATATTAAGAGATGATTCAGCGCCAATTCCAAGATGGTTTACAGCATTTAAATCTGCCCATCCTTTGAGTGCGCGAATTTTTGAACCGATTGCCGAGGTATAATAATTTACCCATCCGCCAAGCTTTTGTGCCAAGCCCATTCCGTTTCGCTCAGGAAGAAAGCGAACTAATTGCGATGTGGAATAAGCCGCCTCGTTAAGAGCAAAGGTGGTTGTTGTTTCAACGCCGGGCTTTAATTTGATTGTTGCGTGAGGCATAGGTTACCTCGACGGCGTTGCGGCAGGAGCAGGCGAATAGGACGTCCAAGCAGCCGCTTCAAATTTCTTGCGGTTTTCTTCAATAAGAGCGCTTGCTTTGAGAGCCTGATATTGGCTTTCGTAAGTTTGAGCCATAGCCGGATCATCATTGGCTCGGCCAAAGTTACGTTGATAGGCCGAGATGTAGATCATGGATGCAAAAATAAACATATCGGGAAGATATGTTGATATATACGTAGTGGTATTGGTAGCCGAAAGCGAGGCCGATCGAACGGTTCCAGTGAGGCGTACTGTATAGTTTGAGTTGGGCGTAGGCCCAACAATCATATATTGGCTCGTATTACCTGTAGTAGCAGTATCGCCCCCATAAACAGCAAAATACTGAGGTAAGCCTGTCGTAGAACCTGATCCGTAAACATTTTGTATAAATTCTTTACCTACCGCCAAAAGGGGGGACGAATTGCCTGATCCGTCAATAACTTCAAAGGTTTGAGGTACAATAAATTGAGACGTTGGTAAAGTTAATTGGTTGTTTCCAGACGTAAATGTGTAGGCAGATGTGCTAATCTGTGTAGACAAAAAGTCTAGATCGCGCTGCATCCGCAACTCGGCATAGTCGATCATGCTAGGAATAATGATCGTGTAATTGGGATCAGTGACCGGAACAACGGCCAAAGTCGCAATTTGCTGGACATATGACGAGTAGGTCAGTGACATATAGGTTACCCAACCATATTGAATGAAACGGTTTCCACCTCGGAAACGCGCCTAGACCAGCCTTTGCCAAAGGTAGCATAAGTTGACAGGCTTTGCAAAAAGGCTAGTCGGGCTTCGCAGACTGCTGTAGCAACTTCGCGAGGGTTTGACGTTTCAAGAGCGCGTAACGTGGCGGCCCCGATTTGTCCGTCGACAGTAACACTGAGTACCGACTGAAGGGCTTTTGCGGCACGGGACGGACCCGAGTTAATTGCATAGTCGAAGACGGCATAGTCTACGCCTTCCGGCAGATCGTCG